TATCAGGACGTGAGTTGGTACAGTCCCAAATTAAAGAACGGGCAGTTATTGGCAGTACCATTGAGCGACGGACCACAGCCCGAGTGCTGTTACTTCGTCAAGGACATAAGCCGTAACTGTGAGATAGTTAACTACACGTTATCATTCTAATGGCAGATAAAAGTTCACCCTTATACATTGGTAATGAAATGGCGGCCTACGATCGTAAAGATCGAGACTACTATGATAAGTTTACTGATGAAGAACGTAAACAATTCTCAACTTATCTAATGTTGAGATATGGTGCTAGTGTAGGTGGTAACAAAGACCTACAGGCATATTACTTGATGGCAACTAATAAGTTTGTTAATAAACACTTCTTTGATCTAAACAAGCACACAAAACTACAGTGGTTAATGTGTACCACAGTATCACCTAACATGGGTAACCAGTTTCATTATTGGTTAGCCGCAAAGAAAAAAGAAGGTAAAGCACCGTCAAGTAAAGTAAGAAAGTTTGTTAGTGAATTATATCCTAACATGAAGTCAGATGAAATGGACTTATTACTATCATTATTAACCCCAAAAGAAATTAAAGAGTTAGCAAAAGAACATGGCTGGGATGACAAGCGAATCAAAGCAGACTTATAAGTGTAAGTTTTGTGATAGAGAATTTAGTAGAGAAAACACTCTAAGTGTTCACGTCTGTGAGCAAAAGAAACGTTTTCAAAACAAAGATACACCTGCAAGTAGAATAGGTTTTACAAACTTTAAACGTTTCTATGAAATGACACAGGGCTCAGCAAAGAACAAAACATTTGATGACTTTGCTACATCAGCATACTATAAAGCATTTATCAAGTTTGGCAATTATTGTGTTAATGCTCGTGTAGTTAATGCAGAACGTTTTGCTGACTGGTTACTTAAAAACAACAAGCGTATAGATCATTGGGGCAGTGATAAACTCTATGAAGAGTTTCTAAAGTTTTGGATATACAAAGAACCAGCAACAGATGCCATGGCTCGTGCTTTAGAAACATCAGTAGACTGGGCAGAAGATACAAGTAATCCTACAGAACATTTCTTACGTTATGGCAACTCTAATAAGATATGTTATTTGATTACAACAGGTAGAGTAACAGGTTGGACTATTTTTAATTGTGATTCAGGTCATGAGTTCTTAGAAGGACTTAACCAAGAACAACTACAAATGGTCTATGAGTTTTTAGATCCAGATCGTTGGCATAAAATGCTAAAAGACTATCCAGGCGATACTGAGTATGTTAGAGAAATGTTAAAACAGGCAGGTTGGTAATGAAGTTTAAGTCAGACATTGATATTGATTTTGCAGACAGAGATGATATACTCAAACTAATTGAGCATACTTCTGCACGTCAAGATCGTGAGGACGGTGTACGCAAACACAACTCAGGTGTGTACGTAACTGAAATACCTTATGACCCAATTAATGACTGTGCTAGTATTGATTATGAAACAGCAGATGATCGAGGTTATGTTAAGATTGACTTTCTTAATGTTAATGTCTATAAACTGATTAAGGATCAAGAACATTATAATCGTATGTTAGCACAAGAACCTAATTGGGCAAGATTAAAAGATCCAGAGTTTGTAGAAAAGATTATACACATTGGCAATCATTATGAACTTATTAAGGATCTAGAAGTTAATTCAATTCCTAGAATGGCTATGTTCTTAGCACTTATACGTCCAGGTAAAAGACATTTACTAGGCAAGGACTGGGCAACTATTGCAGAAGATATCTGGACAGTACCAGATGACGGTAGTTATTATTTTAAAAAAGCACACGCAGTTAGTTACGCAGTACTGGTTGCCTTACATATGAATTTACTAGATGAAAGTTTACGTACACAAGGACAGTAGAATACGTGACATCTGTAATATCAGAGAAGAACGCTACTACTCAGTAGAATATTTAAAATCCTTACCAGACAACACCGTACAGGTCATACCAATCAAGTATGATGATACCTACTTCTTAGACTACATTAAAGAATCAAATGCTACTATTGTATTGGAGAATCTAGTAGAAGGTGGCGATACATTTATGCGTATGCTAGACAATCAAGGGCTACTTAAAGGTGCCTTAGACGGTCGCTACGCAACGATCTCATCAGGAGAGCTACCAGAGTCTATTAATAATTACAACACTAATTATATGATGTACATGACTGCTGAAGCAAACTTAAACAACAAATATGTAGCCTATAGCAATCACAAACGTAAGTATGACTTCTTATTCTTAAACAATAGACCAAGAACACACAGACTAGAATTAATCAAACAATTAGAGTATGATGGTCTATTAGACAACGCACTATGGACACATATTACTACTGGTAAACGTTTACCACGTGAGTATGAAAAGAATGATATAACATTTGAAAGTCTAATAGATTGGCAACGTTGGGACGCAGGTGAATGTATTACAGAACAATACTTTGACACATGGTTTAGTCTACAAGCAGAGTCAACAGTGTTACACCGTTATAGTTTCTTTACTGAGAAAACTTGGAAACCTATTATTGCTAATCACAATTGGATTACTCTAGGCAGTGCTAATCACTATGATGAACTACGCAAACTAGGATATCGTGTTCCAGACTGGGCATGGACTAGACTAGAACGTTGGGAAGATAGACTCAGAGGTTGTGTCAATCAAGTACATGAACAAATCAAATATGGACTAGAAGATTGGTATAATGATACTAAAGAAGATAGAGCTTATAATCAAAGATTGTTTTGGACTAGGTATCAGGATTACTATACTGATACAAGAGATGGACTAGCGGATTGGCTTAGTCAACTCGGCGGACAAGTGTAATTGATTTTTTCTTAGTACGCTTCTTAGCAAGGTCTGTTAATGAAGTAGCAGGGCCATATAATATTTCTAAATCTTTATTGATAAATGTTTGTAGGAATGGTTTGAACACTGCCCATTCTTCACGTAAGAAAATATTAATTGGGATTGAACGATTTGATTCCCACCACCAAGTTTCTGCTAGTTCTAAAAATCGTTGTTTTAATTCTAAATCAACTATGCGGCCAAAGTCATACATTGTAGTAACCAGTTGATCCCTGTTCTGTACAATACCTACGTATTCTGAATTGCCATACATCACCACAGTGATAAATGGATACTTCTCTGACAGTTGTTTAAAAAAATCGTTTGACATGTTGATAAATATGTTATATGTATAATACTCAAGTCTATTTATATAATCAGGATCAGTTGGTAATATTAAATGATTATACCAACAATGACATAACTTCAGTGAGGTGGGCACCCGTGTACGCAAAAGATTTAAAACTACATAAAGGCACTGACAATGTATTAACGTTTAGATTCGTTAATCAAGACCAGAAGCCAGTATCGCTAACAGATACAACAGTTACATTTAGATTAATTAATCGTGAAGGCGAAGCGTTAATACTATCAAAAGATTTAGAAATGATTGATGCTGTTAAAGGTAAAGCAAAAGTTACTGTAACAGAAGCAGAACTAGATGATGTATCAGCACAGAAAGCACATTACAGTCTAGAACGCAAACAATCATCAAGCTCAGTATACAATCCTGGATTTGTAGATGACAATGCCGGTGCCCGTGGCGTTGTTGAAATCCTAGATTCAGTTATGCCACTTCACACAGCAAGCCGTGCAGTTACTATTCCTGATCATGGTAATGCGACAACATATAATTCATCAACTTGGACAGGTAATGATCAAGGTCTACAAACTCTACAATACACTCCAAGTTCATTTACAGGTAACATACAAGTAGAAGGTGCTGTTGACGATTCAGGTCAATGGTATGACGTTGGTTCTACAGTAACATTATCTGCATCATCAACTACAGGCTACATAAATATCAATGGATTTCATCCTTACTTAAGATTAAACATTGAAGAAACATCTGGTAATATAACAGACGTAAAAATTAGATAGTTGAACATTAAACGATTAGCCGTATTTGGAGACAGTTGGGTCTACGGTGATGAACTAATAGATCCTGAGCTCAGACCTCAAATAGGTGATGAATGCTGTCATCACACTAATACTCCTTACAGACTTAAAAAATCATTTAGTGGTCTTATTGCTGACCATTTTAACATAGACTACGAAAACTATGGACACCCAGGTGCTAGTCTACAAAGCACAATGTGGACTTTTCTTTGGTGGCTACGTCAAGATATTAGACACGAGGATTACTTAGTACTAGTTGGGTTGACAGCCGCCGATAGGCAAAGTTGGTATAATCCAGAACATCAACAAATGGGAGATGACCCAGACTGGAACAAGTACATACACTCTACTTGGGTAAACTTTGGCAGTTCTGTTATACCTCAAGAATGGCAAAAGTTTGGGAAAGATTATCTTACATTAAGTCATTCAGATGAACTCAGTGAACTTAATTACGAACAGGCTGTATATTTCTTTGATGGTATATCTAAAAGTCGCAATCTTAAACTAGGACAGTTTAATTTATTTCAACAACCAAAAGTATTATCAGCAGACACACTATGGTGGCCAGATCGTAACTTTAGAGATGATCTTGCTATAAGACCAGACAGAAAAGAAATACATGCTCCTATGGATCACCCAAATGAACTTGGGCATGAAATCGTATCAAAACAGTTGTTATCCAAAATAAATGATGTTATACTAACTTAATGTTAGATATTACGACTGTTATTCCTGCAAAACACAAACGTACTGCCAGTGGTTGGGTAAGTTTTAATGCTGTCTGCTGTGAGCATAATGGCGAAAACAAAGATAAACGTCAACGTGGCGGTGTTAAACAAAATGGTGATGACTGGAGTTATCACTGTTTTAACTGTGGCTTCAAAGCAAGTTTTAAACTAGGACGTACCTTAAGTTATAAAGCACGTAAACTATTATCGTGGATGGGCTTAGATCAAAATACTATTTCAGGTATAAACTTAGAAAGTCTTAAACACAAAGACATAGCACAACTAGTAGAACAACAGCGTGAAGTAGAAGTTAAAGTAACATTTGATCACAAAGACTTACCTGAAGAACTACGCTTATTAGAAACAGGTGATGCTGAGTTTATAGAATACTTACGCAACAGAGGTATAGATTGGGAAGACTATCCTTATATGATATCGCCAGATATTGATGGACGTAACGCAAAACGTATTGTAGTTCCTTACACTTATGAGGGTGATGTAGTAGGTTGGTCAGCACGTTACTTAGATGATCGTACTCCCAAGTATATTAATGAACAGCAATCAGGATATGTGTTTGGTGTTGATCTACAACAAGAACATTGGACACAGTTAATTGTAGTAGAAGGTTTGTTTGATGCATTAAGCATAAATGGTGTAGCAGTTCTACATAATACAGTCAGTGACAAACAAGCACAGATAATCAAACAACAGCATAAACAAATAACAGTGGTACCTGATCAGGATGAAGCAGGACTAAAATTAATTGATCGTGCTGTAGAACTAGGATGGGCAGTTAGTATTCCAGACTGGCCAGAGCATGTCAAAGATGTTAATGATGCTGTAAAACATTATGGCAGATTAGGTACATTGATAACTATTATGAACAGTCGTGAAACCAGTAAGATTAAAATTGAATTGGCAAAACGTCGACTTGTAAAAAAGGTGAAATAGATATATAATAAACTATGGCTACAGAATACACATTAGAAATGCAAAAACTGTTCTTGGAGATGATGCTTCAAGACGCACAGAGTTATATTCGTGTGCAGAATATCTACAATCCAGAAAACTTTGATCGCAGTTTACAAGAAGCGGCTAAGTTTATCAAAGAACATGTAGACAAGCACAAAGCCATACCTACGCTTGAACAAGTACAAGCAGTAACTAATACAAAACTAACACATGTTCCAGACTTAACTGATGAACACTATTCATGGTTTATGGAAGAGTTTGAAGGCTTTACTAAACGCCAAGAACTAGAACGTGCTATTCTAAAGTCAGCAGACATGTTAGAAAAAGGCAACTA